GCCTACACAAATTCCTTATTTCTTTGATGAAGTCTTATGTTTAAGAACATTCGATGTTGAAGATGATAAGGGAAAGAAGTCAACCGAACGTTGGTTGCAAACAAATCTTGGCGCTAATTATATCGCTAAGGACAGGAGTGGAAAGTTAGATACCCTTGAGGAACCTAACTTGACGCATATTATTAACAAGTTAGGATTTAAAGGAGAAGCTAATGTCTGACTTTGATGGAATTGATTTTACAAACGTAGAATCTGAGCGAGAGGAATCATCCTCTTTTATACCGAAAGGTGATTATAATTGTATTATTAGTGAATGCGTACCACACGTATCTGCTTCTGGTAACAAGAGCATCAAGCTAGTAGTTAAGGTTCATAACGAACCTAAATTTAATGGTTGGATGATTAGAAAATACTTTAGTCTTTGGTACACGAATGACGACAGCGAGAAACAAGAGTTGGTTAGAGGCTATGCAGCTTCAGACTTTAAACGTTTGTTAAATGCTTGTGGTCTTCAAACACCACCAGAAGATGCGAATAAGTTAGAGGGTAAAGTAATGGTCTGTACTATTTCTGAAAAAGATAATAGTGAGAACGAGAACCCTGCATATAGAGAGACATCTAACGAAGTTGTGGCGTTTAGAACTCCTAAAGGTGATGGCATAGCTCCTCTGAAGAAAGCTGATGTACCACCAAGCATGGCCCAAGAAGATAGCGGAGAATCTTCTAAGCCGTCTTTATAGAATAATAGGCTCCGCTAGGGGTCTTCAGGGTGAAATGTACTCCATAAAAATACACCTCACATCCCAACCTAGCACCTTTTAGGAGATATTATGAATTGTTGGTCTTGTAAAGAAAAACTTATCTGGGGCGGCGATCATGCAGGAGAAGATTATGACAATGAGGATTATGAAATTGTAACTAATCTATCTTGTCCCAAATGTGATGCCTTAGTAATGGTATATCATCAACCAGTAGAAAAGAAATGAAACCACAGTCAGCAAAACAAAAAGGTCGTAAACTCCAACAATGGGTTAGAGACAAACTTATAGAATTATTAGACATACACCCAGAGAATGTTAAATCAACATCTATGGGAGCTGGTGGAGAAGATGTTATTCTCTCTAAAGAAGCGAGAGATGCTTTTCCTTACTCTATTGAGTGTAAGAACCAGGAAGCTTTAAATATATGGAAGGCTTACGATCAAGCATCTGCAAACTGCGGAGTGCATCAACCGTTAGTTATTATTAAAAGGAATAGGTCTAAGACTCTAGCTGTTGTAGAGGCCGAGTATTTTATTAATCTTCATAAAGACTAATTAGTTTCTATTGCTTTTTGTGTTTTATAATGGTTTCTACTAGTCTATTGTGGTACCAACCCGCTTTAAGTAGGCCTTCTAGATCATCTTTCTTTTCATACCGCCACATGTACTTTAATATGTTACCTTTACAGTAACCTTTGAAAGCTTCTGGAGTCATACTGGCTTCTATTGCATCAATACATTCTATGTCGCCATCTTTATAATGATTTGGATTTACTGGGTCATTCATGTCTTGTCCTTGTACTCTTCTCGTAGTTCTGGAAACTCAGATAGGTAGCGAGTCAGTATATGTTTGTTCTCTCCATTCTCTAACAGCAGGGTTAGCATATCTCTCAGAGCCATCATATTATCTAGATCTATATCTCTTTTGATCTCAGCTATGATCTCATTAATGAGTTCATTCATTCTTGTTCCTCATTAGCTTTTCCGCAGTCCTTCGTAGTGACCATTCTAAGAATCTGCTGATTAATTTACTTATGTACTTCATAGCCCTGCTTCCTTTAATTTCTTCACTAGCTTTGCCATGACGTAGTAACTAGTGTCTTCTTCGTAAACAAACTTTTCTAAACTGCCATGAAAGACATTAAATTTTAGAGCTACCTGCCTAAATGTTTTGTTATTATTTTTTCTGTTACTTAGGCCATCTGCTAGATAGGGCTTCATAACATTCTGTATTTTCTCTCTATAGACTTCTACCTCTGCTACAGTTACAGGAACGCAATCATCTATATTAAATTCTTTTTTCTTGTTGAACCAGAATCTCATATCCTCACCTTAAATAATTCAAACAAAGCTCGCAGCTGCTCATCACTTAGATAGAGCAGGTGCATAGGCATTTCATTTCTGTTCATTTGTATAGCTCCGGAGTATCTAAATTATTACCAACAATGGTGCTGACACTGGCAAAAGCACTAAGAATAGATTTCTTAGTTGCAAGAGGTAGATATAAAACCTTTATATCTAGTTCACTAAAAATATTATCATTGTCATAATCATCACCAACATTGACATTTTTTATCCAATCTAAGGTAGCTTTCTTTGTTGTAAACATCTGAATATTATCTCTGTCGTAATCTTCTAAGTAATAAAATTTCATATTAGATCCTCACCGTTTTGTTTTTAGATACACTACCGAGTCTTACACCAGCGCTTGTGAATAGTACCCAGGTACCGTCTTCTTGTTTCTTAGAAGACGTTTCGTCTGGGTATGTCAATTGACCACCCCAGCCGCTATCTCGTAGGTATGATATATATTTAAATTCTGCCATTTCGTAATTCATTATTTATTCCTCATTTCATACATAAAGTCACCCCTGGCAACTTTGTTTTTAAACTCTGGACTTAGATCTTCAATGTCCAGAAGAACAGCTGCTACTGTCTTCCTATCCGGAACCACATCAAAATCTAATTCCACCTCTATAATTACTTTTACTTCGCTTTGCATAATGTTTCCTCTTTTATATTATTTAATCTCACCAGTCGATTATAATGATTATATTGTAATAAGCAAGTATTAATACAAATAAATATATTTATGCAATAAGTTGCAATTTAATTATAAATAAACGATAATCTGTTTTGTGAAAATAAATAAGGATAAACACATGGAACAGAAAACTAAAACTAGGTTCGATAAACTTAAGAATACTCTGGATGAAGATAAAGATGAGGAGATATCTTTAATTTGCCAACACCATGGCAGCAAGACATTTACTATAGGTCAGTTTTTAAAAACTAAAGTAGTATGTGCTATATGCAGTAAAGAATATCCCGTTTGGCATAAGGATCAACTTTTTCACCCGGTTGTAACTGCACTTGTTAAACTAGCTAGTACAAAAAAAATGGTAAAGAAAACATGATAGAGCCAATTAAACAGATTAATAACATCTACGGTTATGTAAGAGTATCTACTGCCATGCAAGCCAAAAGTGGCAGCTCGCTCGAAGAACAAAAGAAACTTATCAGTGCTTTTGTGAAAGCTAAGTTTAATAAAGAGGTTGATAAGTTCTTTGTTGATGCTGGTGTATCTGGTGCTAAACCATTAACCAAAAGAGAAGGTTCCAGAGAAATGACAGATGTTATGGACGACCATGATGTTATAGTAGCAACCAAGCTCGACAGACTCGCAAGATCTACTAGCGAGATGTTAAACATTATTCCTATCCTAGAAGACACAGGCGTGACTTTATATTTCTGTGAGCTCTTTGGCGACATGCCAGTTGTGATGCCTAGAGATCCAGAAGAGACAGGACTTAAATCTAAATTCAACATGGTCAGACGTATGAACGAGATGATTATTTCTATGATGGCTAACTTTGCTGAGATGGAAAAAGAAATGATTATGGAGCGTACAGCTCTTGGTAAAATGGCGTTTGCAGAAAAAGGCTATTCTATTGGCGGTCACACACCTTTCGGTTATAGTAAAGAGTATGACGAAAGTGGCCCTAGAAGACATACTAAATTGATACCTATTCCAAAAGAACAAGCGGTGCTTAAAACAATCTATGCTTGCAGAGATAGAGGTTTAGGTGCTAGAAAGATTGCTAAACAAGTTTGTAACTTACATCCAGGTTATGAGAATTTCCCTGTGCATAAGGTTAGCAAGATACTTAACAGAAAATTCCAAGGACTTCCGGAGGCAGTATGAATGTATTAAGTTTATTTGACGGCATGAGTTGTGGACGAATCGCACTAGACAGACTCGGCATACCTGTTGATAAGTATTATGCGTCTGAGATAGACAAGTATGCTACACAAGTCAGCGAAGCTAATTATCCAGACATTATAAGGTTGGGTGATGTATGTGGTGTTAAAGCTGAGGATCTAGAACCTATAGGTCTTTTAATAGCTGGCTCACCATGTCAGGGATTCTCTTTTGCCGGCAAGCAGCTCGCCTTTGATGATCCTAGATCTGCACTCTTCTTTGAGTTTGTAAGACTGTTAAAAGAATGTAAGCCAAAGTATTTCTTACTAGAGAACGTAAGAATGAAAAAAGAGTTCTTAGATATTATCTCAGAGCAAGTAGGATGCGAACCTATCTTTATAAATTCTGCGTTAGTAAGCGCACAAAATCGCCAAAGATTCTATTGGACTAATATTCCTGGCATAGAGCAACCAGAACAAAGAGGCATAGTGCTAAGAGATATATTGGAGACAGATGCTTCTAATGAATACCTTGCAGGAGAAAACCTACAAAAGAACTACAAAGGCGGTAATCAATTAAACCCAAACTACAAAAGCCAAGCTAATACCATACATAATGATGAAGGTAAGTCTGGAACAATTTGTGCAGGTACTCATGGTTATGCCAATGGTTATGTCAAAGATTTTGATAAAAACCTAGACAAGATGACAAACAAAGACGGCAAAGCTCATTGCCTTACTGCAAGATATACCGCAGCGCAGCCAGAAAATAGTATGCAAAGAAAACAAAG